TGTAACCGTTTTCCCCTTGACATTTCAGTGTAGTGAAGTAGATAAAAAGTTTGAACTAACCGCATGGTACCGGTGGTGCCCTGCACCTCATTATATGTATACAAGAGGTGTAACCAATTATTAACACCCTGTTCACAATTTCATATATGTCTTTTGCTACTATATAATTGCAAGGACAAACTTGCATCGAGCATTAACCACAAGATGAAAGGACGAAACACGATGAAAGTTATTGCGAAGTATGTTACTGTGGAAGCAGTGAAAGACAGGCAGGTTTTGACCCTGCTGTTTCCGGACTGGAACAGCAAGCGCGACTGTCTGGAAGTCGTCAAGGCACACGGCATGAAACCGCTCACCTCTGCTACAGGTTCCAAGGGCCTTGAAATGGCCTTTGAGGATATCAACGCCGAAACGCTGAAATGTGAAATCGGCGCAGAGATTCCGCATGATTTCATGCTTGACGGTGACGAATTCACCGACCAGTATAAAGAAAGCGAGGTAAAAGATAATGGCTGACCCTTGCACCTGTACCGGCCCTTGCGCCACTCCGACCAATGTTTCTCATACCCTGTTGTATGAGGACGCGGCACAAAACATATACGGCCTTGTTTATGACAATGACGGCAATCTCCTGAACATCGTTGACGGCGTGGGCAAGCTCGACCCCCTGCCCTTTACCGCCTTTGAAGAGGCCGCACGCCGTGGCTTTCCGTATGCGCCCCAGTGGTCTCCCTGTTGCCACGGGGGCAAGACCATGGAACAGCAGGCGGCAGAGCTGGAAGCACAGAAACACCACATTGCCAGCATCTACACGAACCAGAGCCCCACGGCCCTTTTTCCGACCAACGGAGACAGCGTTGCCAAGCAGTTTATGCTTCGTTGGATTTTCTGAGCTAGACACCCTTTATAATGGAAGGAAAGAATACCATGTTTAACAAGAACAATCAGAACGCCGCTCCCGAAGTCGTCAAGTCATATCTGTCCATTAAGGACGCAACCGTGCAGGCGTGTCACCTCATTTCCGACCGGATTTGTGTGTTCACTCTGAACATCCCGGGCGCGACGTTCCTCAATCTGAAAGTCGTTGACGGCAAAAACGGCGAGTTTATCGCAATGCCGCAGAGCAAGGGGCGGGATGGGCAGTATTACGACCTGTACCGCGTGTACTTCTCTGAGCAGGATGCACAGCGCATCATTGCCGCAGTTTCGGAGCACGCAACGGCGCAGGGCGAAAAGACGGATTATAAGACCCGTTACGAGGTGTAAACATGAGCAAGCGCAACATGAAAAATATTGCGCTTGACCTATATGAAAGCGGTGGATGGGTCAATATCCCGTCCATCGCTTCTTTAGGTTGTTGGTGCAATATTCTTATTGGTAAACGGCAAGTTGGTAAAACCTATGGCACATTGAAATATGAGCTGAACGAGGGCAAGCGGTTCCTGTACCTACGCCGCACATCCACAGAGTTTGACGCTATCACCAGCGACCCCGACTTGAACCCGTTCTTGCCGCTGAAAAAAGAAGGGTTTGACGCGGACATTGTGAAGGGCGGCAAGGTCACCTATACAATAGGCCGGTTTGAGTATGAGGACGGCAAACCAAAGCAATGCCTAGAGAAATACGGAATCGGCATGACGCTCCCCAGTATTGCGAATATTCGTGGTTTCAATGGCTCTCAGTTTGAGGACGTGGTTTTTGATGAATTCATACCCGAAAGAATTGTCATTAAACGCAAGGCAGAGGGCGACGCGCTTTTGAATGCCTATGTGACCATCAACGGAAACCGGGAACTAGAAGGGAACCCCCCGTTGCGTCTCTGGTTGCTTGCAAACGCATTCGACATTGCAAGCCCCATTTTGGTGGAGCTTGGCGTGGTGGACGAAATCGCCAAGCTGTGCAGGTCGGGCAAAGAGTGGACGGTAACAGAAAGTGGCGTGTTCATTGGTATGCCCAAATCTAGCGCGGTAAGTGCCAAGCGTGCGCAAACCGCTTTCATGCGTCACATGATGAAAAACAAGGATTCAAAGTTTTACAAGATGGCAATGGAAAATCAGTTTGCATATAACAATCTGGAAGCAGTCCGCGCAATGAACATTAAAGGCATGAAACCCCTGTATGCCGTGGCCGGTCTATATGCGTATGTGTACGACGGCAACCACATTTATTTGTGCACGTCCCGGCACGAAAGTAGGGAAGTTTACCCGGACACGAAAGCAGGGAAAACCGCTTTCCGGTTGCATCACCCGTTCTTTGAGGCTATGTTAAACCTTAATCAGATTTGGTGTTCCGACGTTCCCACGCTACTCAAAATCAAAGAATTCCTTGACATCGACGATTGAACCGAGTATTATAAAGGTGCAGGGGCCCCCATAACATAGACAGGCCGGAAGCCTGAGGGGTTGCATTTCTATGTTGCATACCCCTGCTTTTATAGAAAGGATGTGCGCAATGCTCACTTTTTCATACAAATACGCCGCAGAAAAACGGCTGTCCCCGCACTTTCGCGTGCGGGAATTCCATTCCAAGCACGACCCCAGCGACATTGTAAAGGTTGACGAGCGGCTTTTGACTTTGCTTGAAAATATCCGAAATTTTACCGGTAAACCGGTACACATTAACAGCGGATACCGAAGCAAGGAATATAACGCCACTCTCAAAAACGCCTCTCCCCGGTCTCAGCATTGTAACGGTATGGCGGCTGACATTTGGGTTGAGGGCGTGACACCGTCCAGAATCGCAGAGATAGCAGAGGTTTATTTGGGCGCTTCTGGCGGTATCGGCGTATATCACACGTTCACCCATGTGGACGTTAGAACCAACAAATCAAGATGGAAAGGAGCCTATTGATTATGGCACTCAGCATTAACGACGTTCTCGCATTGGCAAACGCAGGTTTTTCCAAAAACGACATTGCCGCCTTTATGAATCTGGGCAATCCCCAGACCACTCCCCCCAGCCCTGTGCAGGTTCCCTGCGCAACTGCTCCCACGGTTCCGACCGCTCCGGCGACGGTTCCCACTCCTGCACCTGCCCAGCAGGCCCCGGCCACTCCCGACCTTGGCCAGCTGGTGGCAAGCCTTGCCGACCTTAGCAAAAAGGTTGACGCGATCAATGTTCCGACCGCTGGCACCGTGGGCGCTCTTCCCACTGTCACCAGTGTGGAAGATATCATTCTGGGGGCGGTCAAGCCTGTCCCTGCACCCGAAAGCCCTAATTTCAGTATTATGGAAGGAGTTGTTAAGTAATGGCTAACCCGTATTTCCCCGAAAAGGCAGGCGCAACGGTTTTCCGTCCGCGGGACATTTATACCATTGCCAATAATCTGGTTCAGCAGGTGACGGGCCAGACGGCAATCACTGCCGTTGATACCTCTTCTTTTATCAACGTCGGGCAGATGTGTCTGAACACCAGCAAAGAGGGCACGTTGCAGGCCCTTTATAACATGGTCTCGCGTACCATTATCACCACTCGCGCATACAGCGGCCGCTTTACCAGCATTGAGGCCACGTCGCAGGAGTGGGGGCTGTTCATCCGCAAAATCGCATTTTTCAGCGGGAAGTTTGATGAAACCAAGTTCATCAACACTGTCCAGAACCCCGGCACGCTGAGAGACGGCCAGAGCGTGGATATGTACAAAATTTCCAAGCGCTACCCGCTGGAAATGTGGTATACTGGGCAGGCCACGCTTGACCAGACTTACACCACGTTCCGCTCCCAGCTGACCACCGCATTCACCAGCGAAAGTGAACTGTCGGCATTCCTTGCCGGTATCACCACGGAAGTTGCAAACGACGTGGCCCGCTGGAAAACTGCCGAGAATCGCGCCGTCGTGATGAACTTTATCGGCAGTCTGTACAACACCGGCAAACCCGGCCAGAAGGTCAACCTTACTGCCGAGTTCAACAAGGCACGCGGCACGACCTACACCACCGCTGAACTGCTGACCACCCATTTGCAGGAATTCCTTTCTTTCTTTGTCTCCCTGCTGGAAACCCAGACGGCCCTGCTTGAGGAAAGCACCGACCTTTATCATCTGGTTCCCGCCTGCACCGACGACAACGGAGACCCGTTGACCCTGCTCCGGCACACTCCCAAGAGTGAACAGAAACTGCTTCTGTACCAGCCCCTCATCAATGATGCCAAGTCGTGGGTGTTCCCTGCTATCTTTGGCCCCGGTTACCTTTCCTTTGGCAACTATGAGGGGGTCAACTTCTGGCAGAACATCAACGACAAGAGCCGCGTGAAGGTCATTCCCGCTCAGTTCAACGTGAACACCGCCAAGCAGGAGACCGGTAAAGCAGTTGACCTGCCCATGGTGGTGGGCCTGCTGTATGACCGCAAAGCGCTGGCGACCGTCTACATGATGGACAGTGTTTATACTACTCCTTTCAACACGAAAGGCGAGTATTACAATACGGAACATCATTGGAAGATGAACTATCTCGCCGACCCCACCGAGAACGCAATTCTCTTCTATATGAGCGACGCACAGTCGTAACCAGCCGCGAAGGCCCGACCGTAAAAGGCCGGGCCTTTATTGTTAGAAAGTAGGTGAAACAATGGCACGAGGCGAATTTAACGGCGCAGTCCCCGCGCCCAGTGTAGAACATGGGTATCACTTCCACTTTGGAAACATTGAGAAGCGCGTGAATTCAACCAAAGCATTTGATTATACTGATCTTCCCGACGAGGAGCGTTGCGATTTCAAGCAAACCACCAGCATGGAGCGGCCCGTGATTTACGTTACGTTGAACAGTATCAACATTTCCCCCCAGTGGAATTATTGCCAGTGCGAAGAGACGGCGAGTTTCTATTGGATACGCGATATTTCAATCGGTATCCGAGGCAGGGGCACCGCCAACATTTGGCAATTCACGTTAGAGCTTGACCCGCTGGCAACCTACCGTGATACCATTCTTAAAACGGACGCATTCATTGAATACGGTTTCAATCAAGATTCCAGCGGCGCAGCGTTCCGTTTGCAGGATACCCGGCAGGCCGTGGGAATGGCTCCCAAGATTTCCACAGCGTCGGCAGATATCACGGACGGAAATATTGATGCCTCTGGTGGCACATTTGTTCTGTCCTGTGTTGGCAAGTCTGGCCTGCACGCCTATGCAATGAGCGCCGCCACGTTGGGAAGTTTGTTGACCGCAGTTTCCTTGACGTGGGAAGCCTTTACCAAGCCTATGATTAGTTGGGAACTGGCATTGCCCGAGTTTATGAACAAACTTTTGTTCGGCGGCAACGCATTGGAGTGTGTCCGCTCCTGCATCTGGATACCCATAAACCTTTCCAGATACGGCGCAGGACGGCAGACGGAAATCACCTTGGGGCAGTTCAACACAACTGTTTTTGCGCAACAGGTCACTCCGTCCAGTTCCCGTAGTGTTCACACGACTATTGCTATCCCGTGGCCTGCTGACGACTGGAAGCGCATGAACTGTCAAATACAGCTTTATGTGCCTTTCGTGGGCACGCTGGCGGTTCCCGTTGACCAATGCAACACGGCGGCAAATATTGATATTGACTGGTCTGTGTGTTTCGTGGACGGCAGTGTAACAACACTAGTCCGGGCAGGAGATTACACGGTATACGCTGGAAGCACCAGCATAGCCAGCCCCTACGGAATCGGCACCAGTAACATTGACCCGGTGCGTGCGCTGACCGGTGCAATCAGCACCGTCTCCGGTGCAATGAATTTCGGCGGGGGTCTGCTGTCCACCGTGGCGGGGTTTGCTGGCGGCACGATGCAGGCCGCGCAAGGTATCGCCCAAGTTGCGCAGGGTGTACAGCAAACAGTTTCCCCCATCAACTGTTCTGCCGGAACTATGGGTGGTGCGTCGCAGGTACAGCTGCCTTTGGAAGCAAAGTTGACCCTGCTGTATTATCCCCCGGTGGACGATGCAGGTTTCCAAAAAGTGTACGGTTATCCGGTAATGAAAGTTGTAAAGCCTGTGCAGGGTTATTGCAAGACCCGTGGTTTCTCCTGTGCTCCGCTGAACGCCAAGCCCGATGAAATTTCTTACATCAACGCCGCAATGGATAGCGGCGTGTTTATCGAATGAGGTGAGTTATATGTACCAATGTTATAGCGGATACTACGACGGCGGCACGCTGTGCGGGAATTTCGATGCAACGTTTTCCACCGATGCAATGAATTACTGGGAGCGCTCCTTCTTTCAGAGGTTGCGCGGTCTCATTGAATTCGACGGGCTCCCCGAGAACGGCCCCGGTCAAATCGGGTGGGACTACGACGCGTTTTTATACCAGCTTTTCCGCACCGGTTACGCAACTGTTTTCAAGTCGAAAACATACGGGCTTGTTGTACAGCCCGCATTTCCGACCGGCTACGGCCTGCAATACCAGCCGCGCGGGATGCAGATTTCAACGACGTTCTTTAATTTTCCGCGCCCTCTGGAAATCGGCAAAGAGTGCGCTGTTATCAAGCTCACACCCGACTATCACGGAACGTGGGATTTAGTGACCAAGTATGCGCGGGAGATGCAGTTAGCAGAAATCGCAATCCGGCAGAGCGCAATCAATGCCCGTTTCGCATACGCGGCCATTGCCAAGGACGACAAGGGCAAGCGCACCATGGAAGGAATCTTTAACAAGCTGGCAAACGGTGCCCCCGCTGTTGTTATCAACGCCGATTTGAAACAGCAGTTGACCACAAAGGCCGATGGAGATTTTACCCTGCCAATCATGCAGTTTGACCGCGACCTTTCCAAAAACTTTATTCTTCCCGATTTGATGGAGTATCGTCGGAACATCCTGTGCGACTTTTACAGGGAACTGGGTGTTTCCGTTCAGCCCAACAAGAAAGAAAGAATGGTTGTGACGGAATCGAAAGCGGCAGACGCGGAGACCTTCAACCGACGCGAGGTCTGGCGTATCACGTTGGAAAAATCCCTTGCAATCGTCAATGAGATGTACGATACAAACATTACCTTTAAAATGGTTGAGCCCAATTTTGACGCAGGCGAGGCCGACGAGACCAAGACCAACGAAGGGGAAGAGGTGAATAACAATGTTGGTGAATGAGTTAGTATCCTCTTGCAATCTGGAAGCGCTGTTAATGGCAGACCCCAACCTTTTTGCAAATATGATTGTCCCCGAGGGCATGGAGAAAGCGGGAGTTATTCAAGCTATCCGCAGGGCCCACGGTCTGGCTCCGCTGTATCACCCCGACCCTATTTGGATGAAATCGGAATTGTACTGGTGGAGCCGCGAAAATCTCCCCATTTGGAAAAAACTTTTTGCTACAACCCAGCTGGAATATAATCCCATCTGGAACACCGACGTGCACGAGCTGACCAAGGACACCACCGAACGGGCCAAGGATACCGCAGAGAACACCGCCACCCACTCCCACGGTGGAGCCGACGAGCAGAGCCTGCACGCGGACGACCGCCACCAGATGGAGACCACCGGCAACCTTTATCACGAGGACACCAAAGCGGACGGTTTCACCACCGACAACACCGCAGGGCAGGAGAAAACCGTGGGCAGTACTGCCGGGAAAGAGCATGGTTTTGCCCATACCCAGACCAGCGCAGACGAGACCCGGGACACCAAGGGCACCCTTGACCGGGATACGACCGGCACCCGTCTCACGACCCACGGTGAAACAATGACCGATAAAGTCAAGACCACCAAGGACAGCCAGACGAACGTTGAGGGCAAGGTATCTGCCGAGAACGAGGCCAATTATCAGCCTTTCGACGCATCCACCACTATCTATAAGGAGACCGGCACCGCAGACGATACCCGCAAAACCGACTGGACGGAGACCGAGAACACGACCGGCACCCAAGACGACGTGACCACCGAGAACATGACCGACCACCAGGAAAGCACGTCGGACACCGAGACCAAGCAGGACACCGAGGGCCTCACCACCGGCCAGCGGGACAGCATCGACCGGGCCCACGGCACTCATGGAGACACGGGCCGCACTGATGGACACGGGCACACCGAGCGGCAGGCCGGAGACCGTGGAACCGCGCAGGATTCTAAGACCGGCAAGCATGAGGAACACGGCCTTGCCGCTGTTACGGGCAAGGAATCGGAGACCGTAACCACCGTTCACGAGTGGAAGCGAGGCGGCAATATCGGCGTGACCACGACGCAGGAGATGATTGAGGCCGAGCGGCAGACTGTGCTTTTCAATATGTATCGTGTTATCGCAGACAGTTTTCACCGCACATTCTGCCTTGACGTTTATTGAAAGGAGTGATATCATGGTATCGGAAATCATCGTGGCGCTTATCGGCGGCCTTGTGACGCTTTCGGGTGTTCTTATCGCAAACAGCAGGGCGCAGGCCGTCACCGATACACGCCTTGACGAGTTGACCCGGGAAGTGCGGGAGCATAACCACTTTGCCCGCCGCGTCCCCGTGTTGGAAGAGCAAATCAAAGTGGCAAACCACCGTATCGACGACTTAGAAAGGAAAGGTGATTGATATGAACATCAAGCCCGCAACGATTGCAAGAACCGCCGTTCTCGCGCTGGCTCTGGCAAATCAGATTCTCAGCGTGGCCGGACTGAGTCCTCTGCCCATCGACAGCGCAACCCTTGAGCCTTGGGTGACCACCGGTCTGACGACCGCCGCCGCTCTTTGGGCATGGTGGAAAAACAACAGCTTTACCCCGGAAGCAATCCGGGCCGACGAGCTGTTGAAAGAAATGAGGGGGTGAATTTATGGACTATCCGTTTTGCCCGTCCCCGCCCTACGTCCCCGGCGACCCCGGGATGTATGACCTTCGTTGGATGGTCTCCCAGATTCAGAGCTTGACAGCTCTGGTGCAGGGCATTGCCAAAGGGCAGGAATCGCAGGGCGGCAACATCACCGCGCTGAATTCAGCAATGGCTGACCTTGCGGCCGCTCAAAAGTGCATCAACGACCGTCTGAACGCTGGCGACTTTGAAAACGGTAAGTTTTTGGAGTGGGCCGATAAAAACCTTCCCAGCATGGTTACTGAGATGGTGCGTTTTGTGTGGTTCGGTCTGACCCCGGACGGGCATTTCTGTGCTTATGTCCCTGCAAATTGGGGCTGGCTGACCTTCAACACCGGAACCGATATCACCGAGCCCGAGTATGGTCATCTTATCATCACCTATTAAGAAAGGAGTTTCTTTATGAGTTGCAAGAATGATTGTGGTTTTCCCATCAAGCCCGCACCATTTGCGCCTGCTGACCCCGGCCCCTGTGGGCCGGGCCCTTGCGGCCCCCATCACCCGCCGATGCCGCCCCGGCCCCCTGTTCCCTGCGGGCCGTGTCCCCCGTCTCAGTATATCGGCTCCCGGTATGTGCCGATTTTCGCAGACCCCATTGAGTGGGACAATCACCGCTCCTACGAATCCCTTACCATTGTGACCCACGACGGCGAAAGCTACACCAGCAAGTGCAACGTGGGCCCCGGTGTGGATATCACCAATTCCCGGTACTGGGCCAAGACCGGTGCGTATAATGCGCAGGTGGAGCAGTATAAGAACGAGGTGAAAGACCTGTCGTCTCAGGTCTCCGGTTTCGCGTCTGACAACGCGGAATTCCGGAAGAAAATCGACCAGTTCACCAAGGACAACGCGGAGATGAAAAACACTGTGGCCGAGGATAAGGCCCGTGTTGACGCTCTGGCCGAGCGCGTGGCGACTGCCGAAACCGAGATTGACGGGTTGCAGGCCACCACCGCCCAGCACACCACCGAGATTGCCGACCTGCACGCCAAGGACGAGGATTTACAGAGGCAAATCACCAGCAATGACGGCGACATTGCCGCCCTTCAGGCAAAGGACACCGAGCATGATTCCCGGCTGAACGGCATTGATACCAAGCTCAAGAGCCACGATGCCAGCATTGCCCAGAACACCGCCGACATTGCCAAGAATACCAAGAACATTCAGGACAATGCCGCCGCTATCGCCAAGAACGCCCACGAGCTGGCCGACCATGCCGAACAGCTGGCCGACCATGAGGGCCGTCTTACCGCCCAGCATGAGGAAATCACGGCAAACCATGAGGCCATTGAGCGTCTTACCAGTGTCACCGATGGTCTCCGGTCTGACCTTACCGAGGACGAGGCAAAGATTGAATCCAACCGGGATGCAATCGCCCACATTCAGGAAAAGGACATTCAGCAGGACGGCAGGCTGGACAAACTGGAAGAGTGTTGCGAACAGGCCAAGGCCCACTTTACCCAGCTGGACACCAAGACCGACAACACCAATGCCGCGCTGACCGCTGAAATCGACCGCGCCAAGGCCGCAGAGCTGGCAAACGGCCAGCTCATTGCCACGAACGCCGCAGAGCTGGCCGACCATGCCGAACAGCTGGCCGACCATGAGGGCCGTCTTACCGCGCTTGAGGGTGACAACGCCACCAACAAGCAGGAGATTGCAGATATCAAGGCCAAGAACACCCAGCAGGATGCCGCAATCGCTGGCAATACTGACGCTATTCAGCACCTCACCGAGGGGGCAGGCGAGTTTGTCACCAAGACCGCCTTCAATGCCGACCAGAAACGGCAGGACGACGTTGTGGGCGACTGGAAGACCGACCACCCGGACCAGACCATTTCCCAGTGCGTCACCTCTCAGGAGACCGAGCTGGCCGAGCACGCCGCGAGCATTGCCAAGCTGGAAACTGACAAGGCAGATAAAAGCGAAATTCCCGATGTAACGGGATACGTCCCCACGAGCACCTATAATGAAGAACAGGCCGCGCAGGATGCCCGCATTGCTACTCTGGAGAAAAACAGCGTGTCTCTTCCCGCTTCTGTTCGCTATAATTACGTTGAGTTTTCTACCGTGCGGGCTGCAGATGACGAGCGCGAGGACCACTACGCAAGCGTTATTCTTCCGTTCCCCTTCAAAACTTTCCCCACACACCCCGAACCTGCAACAGTTACGGACGCTGAAATTGGATATGCTGAGGTGATTTTTCTGGATGGAACCCCCGTGCACCGGATTGAACATAGTGTAGTGAGGCTTACTGCCGAATTTGACGGTGCAGGCGTTCGGCTGATCGCAACTGTTCCAGATTCGGCCATTCCCAGCGACACCATTACAAAGTCCCACATTCTTCACTTTGTCGTAAAAGCTACAATTTCTTAACAAAAATAAGAGCCCCGCTCATAATAGCGGGGCTCTTATTTTGTTCCATGTGGAACATTTATCCCAAGCGTTCCTCAGCAAAATTATTGATGCCGCCCACTTCATACCTGCGCGGGGTCATTACTATCCAACTAGCCGAGTGGGTGACGCGCTGGAAGTCGTGGCGCTCTTTTATGGGGCTGTCGTGGTAAGAAAGCATCTGACCACCAGCATCATCAATAATAAGAAAGTCGTTCAGATTTTCAATATTATCTTTTAATGCCGCCTGCCCTTCTTTCTTGCCTACTCCTGCAATGGTGCTTTCTAGTACATCTTCACACGTCCGGGCCGCGTAACACTTGGCGTGTAAGAATCTGAATTCGGTGTAACCGAATTCAGCTTGCGGGTGTTCGTCCTCAGCGATACCAATATAGACTTTCTTACCGTTGGGTTTCGTGACCACCACCCCGCGTTTTTCACACTGGGCGGCAACTTCCCGGTTATACTCTTCGACCGCTGGAACCTTGGCCCCTTCAAATTTACAGGAATCTGTATCCCAATAAATCACCTTCTCCCAGCCAACAATTTTCAGCAGTTGCCAGAGCTTGAGCCGCGTCATGCTGGCTGTCCACAGACCCCAGAGAAACGGAAACTTGCCTTTTTGGCTCTTCTGTATCTCCGCAGGGGTTTTCTTTTCTAGGTTGACTTCCCAACTCATACGTTCAAAATCAATGCTGTCTCCGATTTCTGCCGTGTATTCGTCCCTTATCGTCTTTTGGGCGCAGGCTCCGAAAATCGTGTTGACGCAGATTTTGGAAAAAGCATAATCGGGGGAGCCTTTCATGGTCTCTTTGATTTTGAACTTGTCAAAAATAGCCATTCTGAAACTATCGGGCAAATACCCAAGACGGAAACAGAAACCCCGGTGCATAACTACCCGTTCAAAGGCGTATGCTTCTTTGATTCTCTGCCAGTCGTTGGAATCACAATACAACAAAGTTTCATCTGCTTGGAGCACACGGCCATTGTCTTTGTTTTCGTCGTCGCATTTGAGGCCCGCGCACTTGCTGACAGATATCACGGGGTCTGGGCATTCGGGCCGGATTTGCAAGCCCTTTATTGCTATCTCTGCAATCCATCCCATACCGCAGGATATGATATTGTCCATCACTGCTTGGGGCTGGCCTTGTGGTAGCATCATAGGTTTGCCCTCTGGAAACTTCCATAAAAGTTGTTGTGACGGATGGGCGCTCTTGAAATCATAGCTGTTGCAATTGCGGTAAGTGTGACCTGCACGCCACCGGGTGCCGTGGGTATCGCCGCCTGCCATAGCTTTATATGCGATTTCCATTTGTTCCCGGTTGAGCTCAAGAGCCTGCATCTTTTGAAGCGTCCTGCTGTCTCCTGTCAAATGTTTGTTGACCTCTTTAATGACAAGGGCCGTGTTTGTCATTGGCAGTGTAGCCGCGTTGTAATTGCGTTCTGCTTTCAAACGTTCGATTGCTTCCCAGAGGCCCAACACATCATTGACGCAGTATGCAAATTCGATATCATCAAGGGGAGTATCTGCCGTTCTGTAAACGGAATAATCCAAGTCACCTTTTAACTTTTCGTGCTTGCATCCTTCTGTTGCTCTGGCAAGGCTCTTTTGGAACAGCTTTAAACTGTCCCGAAATTCAATACCGTTGTCGAACTGCAAATACAGGGGTTTCCGGCTCTTGGTATAAAGGGCCTTGCAATCTCCCCACCGGTCACATAACATCTGAATGAGGTATGTATACTCATACCCAAGATTGTGAACGAAAATCACAAGGCGCTTTCGTTCTGTGATACTCCACTTATCTACCAGCGTTTCTATGATATCAGCCCATTCTTCAAAGTATCGCGGCACGACGACCGCGCCACCAATGCACATCTGAAAGCTGTACGCAAAACCGTCTGTATCGGTGTTGGTGGTCTCAATATCAAATGTACAGGTTACATCAAGGTAACGGGGTTTCGGTCTGGCGTTCTTCTTGGTTCGCTCCTGCACGGTTTTGGGAGTGCCCAGCATAGCCAAAAATTCGCCTTTGCTCTCCGCTATCTGTTCACCCCTGCATTCTCGCATGATTTAACCCCCAAAATACTTTGCTAATATTTGTGCCGCCTGCTCTTCTGTTGTGATATTGAATTCCCGGGAAAGGGCCGTTGTTTGGCTCTCCCCCGTCTGCTTTGCACGGTCTATCGCGTCCTTGGCCCGTTGCAAGAAGGGCCTACCGTTGACTGTCTGCAATAACGTGTAAACCACATCAGAACCAAACGCCGCCTCAAGCTCTTTTGTCATATACTTGTCAAACAGCTCAGAAAGCTCTTCTTGTGAACCGGTGAAACCTCTGTCTTTGAGGGATTCATAAACGTTCCGCTTCCATTCCTTGATACCTTGCATTGTGGACGTTTTGGAACTGAGGAAATCCCGCAAACGCAGGTATTCGGCAACAAGTTCATTGCGCGTCATGCTCTTTACGGCCCCGCTGAACTTTGTGCGGCCCTGTGTTTCCAGCATCCCTAAGGCCCTCTTGTAAATGCCCTTGGTTTCTCCGGCCTCTTCCAGACGTTTCAAGCGTCGGTTTGCCGCACCAGATGCACGCCGCACTATTTGTTCCAGCTCTTCCCGGGTGTAGCTTGTGGCGTTCGGGCCCTTGGGTGCGTATGCTTCCCACGGTTTGGGCTGGAACGGTCTGCCCTTGCCGCCCTGCTTGCGCTTCTTGGGCGGCTTGCGCTTCTTGGGCGGCTTGCGCTTCTTGGGCGGCTTGCGCTTCTTGGGCGGCTTGCTGGTTGACGGCTTTTGTTCGCTCTTGGCCGTCGCACCGGCTGGCAGTTTATCGGGCTTTACAAGCCCCAGTTGATTCTTTATCTTTTTCATGCGTCGTCCCTCACAAACTCGCGGTTGACCTTATCATAATGATATCCGCGCGGCCAACGGAAATATTGGATTCTGATTGACCCGTTTCGTTCGGTCATGTACGGGTCATTTCCGTTGTTCCGAAGATACTTATATAACTGCCGCACAGATTCATTGTTGAGCCTCTGCATGGACTTGCCCAACATCTTATAGCCCATCTGGGCCCCATTGGGGCCCGCGACCGGCATAACGTTGCGCGGATGTGCTGACTTGGGGTCAATCCATTCATATTCTACCAAGTGAACGATTCTCATATTAAAACCATCCTTTCCACTCACAGATAAAAATTGCAATTCCGATGATAAAGAACAGCGACGCGAAAGGCGCGACACAAGAAAAATGATATGCAGTCATTGTTAAAACTCCCCATCGTGATAGTATGCAATAATCTCGTCGTCTCCTGCCTTGCGGCCTCTCCAGGTGCAGGTCTCTGTTGCACGTCGGAAGATTCCCGCGCAATCGCCAACCTGCTTGAAGTAGTAAACGAACCGGCTTGTTTTGTATTCCTTATCGGGATGACTGAGCAGGAAATTTTCCACCTGCTCAAAATTGCTTGTCTTGCGGATGTAGAGAATCATACTCTGTCACGCCCCCTCTATTTCAATTTCCAACGCCGTCAACCGCCCGTCGTCCACTCGCCCCCCCAGCTTAAATTCCCTAACATCACTTGCGTTATAAGCGTCAAGCAGTTCTTTGTTGGTCATACCGGTGTACAGCTTGTTTTTGTTTCGGATGATATCGGTGCAAGTCATGTTCTTTGTCCTTTCTCTATCGGGTTTGTTTTCGGTCTGGTTTCCTTATGTTTATTATCTCATAAAATTATTAACGAGATATGAACAACAGGCAACAAATTGGTTACACCTCTTGTATACATATAATGAGGTGCAGGGCACCACCGGTACCATGCGGTTAGTTCAAACTTTTTATCTACTTCACTACACTGAAATGTCAAGGGGAAAACGGTTACA